GCCGTCACCTGGACGCGCCAGAACGCCGCTGGCGAAGAGGTCAGCGACTCGTTCGACGTGTGGGTGCGGCGCCGCTCGTTCGGCACGTTCGAGCGCGCGCCGCTGCGCTGGATGGCGACAGCGGTGGACACCACGGCATTGCCTGCGAAGTCGAACGGGAAGTCGCTCACGTAACCCTGGAAGGTGAACCAGGTGCGCGTGGCGGGCAGGGTGAAGTCGGTGCCGCCCACAGCCAGAGTGGGGGGGACGCCAACGCCATCGCTCCAGCCGATGGCCCACTTGATGGGGGTGGCGTCTGCAGACTCGCTGAGCTGGTGCAGGCGCACATGGCTTGCATTGCGTGGGTCTGCGTTGATGGTAAGGCTTGCCTGGCCTGGCGTGCGCAGGCCACGCAGGTAGCTGCGGGCGTTGGTTTCTTCGAGGCAGGTGTCCTCGATCTGCTCAGCGGGCGAGCCACCGGGGTTGAAGGCGGTGGCGCATTCGACGTTCAGAATCTCGAACACAGCGGGGTCGGCAACGGTGGGCACCAGCGCATAGACCTGGGTGCCTTGGGTGAGCATGCTCATGGGACGTTTTCCTTTCGGATGAAAAAACCCGCCAGGTGGCGGGCGGGTTGAAAAGCGGTGAAGGGCTAGCGCTGGACGATCCAGTCAAGCCGAAATGTGGCGCGCCAGCGCCCTGTGGCGGCATCGCGCGTGGTGCCAAGCCACAGCGAGATGTGCGCGTGCGGCTCGATGGCATCGCGCAGGGCCACGGTGGCCGAGGCGGCGCTGTCGGTGTCTGCTGCGTACACATCCACCTGCACTGTGCATACGTCTGCATCGGGCAAGTTGCCCAGGTAGTTCTCGGGGGCGCCGTCCACCACCTGCCACACGGCATAGGGCAGCGCCACGCTTTGCGGTGCGGCGCCGAATGGAAAGAACCGCACGGGCGCTGTGCCCAGCGCGGCGCGCACGGCGGCACTGGCAGCGACGATGGGGAAGATGGGCGGCGTCATGTGAGCTTGTCCAGTCGCTTGGTGGCCTCGCCCGCGAAGGTGGCGATGGCGGCGTCGATGTTGCGCGTGAGGGCGGGCAGCATGAAGGGCGTGGCGGCCATCTTTTCCGTGCCCAGCTCCAGCAGGTGCCAGTGCGGGGTCGGGCCCTTGTCTCCCTCGTCGGGGTTGCCCTTGGGGATCGCCCCCTTGGGGTTGGCCACGCCGATGCGGTACATCACATTGCCCGTGGCCTTGTAGGTCTTGCTGCCAAAGCGCGCCTGGATATTGCTGGCAATCTTGCGGCCCGTGGCCGGATCGTCGTGCCGCATGGCGTTAGCTTTGGCGGCCTTCACCACCAGCGTGGCCGACTTGCGCAGCGCGCCCATCACCACCTTTTTGCGCACGTCGTTGGGCAGCGCCTTGATGCGGCCAATGGCCTGGTCCATGCCCTTGAGATCAAATTGCGTCATGAGGCAACTCCGCGCATGGCAGCGTTAGGTATTCGCGCCCGCTGCCTTTGTCGGCCAGCACGCCGGTGATGTTGTAGGTCTTGCCGTCGTGCAGCAGGCGCATGGCGGACGTGATGCCGGGCCGGTAGCGCACGGTGATGCGCACCGACACGTCGGACTGCACCGCCTGGGCGGCGATGAACTCGCGCGCGCTCAGGGGTTCGACCGCGGCCCACACCGTGGCCTCGGTGACCCAGGTGGTGATCAGTGCCCCGGTGAGCGGGTTTTGCGTTTGCTCTTTGCGTTGCAGCGTAATACGGTGGCAGAACTGGAGAGAGTGCATGTCACGCCCCCATGTTGCGATGGGGGAGCAGCATGTCTTTGGCAGCGCGACGCTTGTCATCGCGGTCCTGCAAGCTGTTGTTTCCCACCAGCGCATCGACCAGCAGGAGCTGGGCCGCGATGATGTCGGCGGTTACCACGATGCCCATGGGATCTGCGGCAGCTGTGAGCGCTGCGCAATCGGCGTAGAGTTGGCCGTCCAGGAACGCAAGCGCTTGCGCATGCGCCTGGTCAATTGCGCTCGCAACATCGCCGGCCAAGTCTGCATCGATGCGCAGCCGCAACATGGCTTCGTCTGAGGTGGGTTTGATAGGCATGGTGGTTTCCTTAATCGCTGTGCAATGCGCCCTGGTTAGTAAGGCGCATCACGCGGCGTGCCGGAGTTCAGGCTTTGCCAGAACTAGTGGTGTCGGCACCTACGTCCGTGCCGTTGGCTGCGTCCGTGCCGTCGGCTGGCGGGTGTGCGGGAGAGCTGTCCACCTGCTGCGCTTGCTGTCCGCCGGCAGTGCCCTGGCCCGCGTCGTCGCCGGGCTCAAGCTTTGCTGGCGCCTTTTGCTTGGGCGGGTTGCGCGTGGCCCTCGACGCGGCGGGCTTACGGCTGGAGCTGGTCGTTACGGCTGGAGCGGCATCGATTGGGGCGCCGTTTTCCGCCACACGCACTGCAGCGCCGGCGTCCACGAGCTGCTGGCCGCGGGTGCTGTCCATCCGCGCTACCGTGCCGGCACGCGGATCGTGGTCATTGAATTTGATGAGCATGGTTTCCCCTGTTGAAAAGACAACGGCCCGCCGAGGCGGGCCCTTGCTGGCTAGGACGGTCGATGTGAGGTCAGGTCACGTTACCGAAGTCGCCATAGATGAAGGCTTCAGGCCGGTACACGGCCAGGGCCAAGCGCTCTTCGGCAAGGATGGTCACCATGTTTTTGGTGAAGTCATCCTCGTTTTCAGTAGCCACTTCCACGCGGGCCTGCCAGCGGTCAAACACCTGCGCGCCCATCTGGAAGGCGCCGGCCAGGAACTTGTCCACGGCGATGGCTTGGGTGGTCACCACCGGGCGGTTCCACAGCGCCGCGCCAATCACGCCCTGAGGGTTACCGATGATGTAGCGGCCCGTGGTGTCCTTGAGCAGCTCCATGCGTGCCCAGTCCATGGGGTTCATGATGATGCCGCTGGACGGGTATTCGGCCAGCTCGGCCTGCAGCAGCGCCAGGCGGATCATGTCAATGCCGGTCTCGGTACCCGCCGGGTCGAAGGGCGCTGCGTAGGCCGTGGCCTGCGGGATGATGCCCAGCAGGTTCTGGCCGGTCCCGTCGCCATTGAGCAGCTGCAGCTCTTCCTTGTAGGCCAGGCCGTAGCGCAGGCGGTGGTCGATCAAGCTGGCCAGTTGCGATGCGTCGCTGAGGATCTGGCGCGAGGCCTTCACGAAGTGCGCGATGACCTTGGCCGAAGTGGTGATCAGGTCGTACTTCAGGCTGGACTCGGCCTTCTTGGCACCTTCTGCTACCGGGGCGGCGTTGTTCGTAAAGCCGGTCTCCTTCACGTACTCCAGCGCGCTGCCGTCCATGGTGCCGGGCGAGATCAGATCGCGCACGGTCATGCGGCGCTCAGCCAGGCCAAGCACTCCGGGCAAACGGGTGGTTTGCACCAGGTCACCAGCAGAGCCGTCAGCATCGGTGGTGAGGCTGGTGATGGCGGCTTTCACCGGCATATCGACGCGGCCGCGTGGCGTGGTCTTGCCCAGGAAGGCCTTCACGTCTTCGCTTTCCACAAAGCGCTGGCCCAGGGACTGGTGCGGCGCATTGGAGCCGTTGCCGCTGGCCTGGAGCTGGGCGAGGGCTTGCTCTGCCGCCTTCAGGTTGGCCTGCAGCTCGCCCTGCTTGACCAGCATCTCGTCCACCTTCTCTTTGTTGGCGGTGGACATCTGGACGCCCTTTGCAGCTTCTGCCAGAGCCTTCTCCCCAGCCTCCTTCACTTGGCCGCTGATCTTGTCGAGCGCAGCCTTGATTTCGGTGGGGTTGAAGCCTTGCGTTTCGCCCAGGAAGGCGGCGCCGCCCAGGGCCAGGACGATATCGGGGTGGGCCAGCAGGAAGGCGTGGACGGGGGCCGCAACATCGACTCCCATGGCTTGGGCGCCGATGGCTACGGCGCAGAGGGCGATCACGGCGACCGCGAGAAATTTGCGTTGCATGGTGTGTTTACCTTTCGGGTGGTGGGTTAGGACAGAGAGAAATCACGGAGCACGGAGAGCACCTCGGCACCCTGTTGGGCCGGAGGGCGTTCGGTGGGATCGCCCGCACCGCTGCCAGCGGGATCGCCCGCGCTGGACTTGAACTCGGAGATGAGGCGCATGGCCTCGGACTTGGGGATGCCGCTGGCACGCAGAGCAGCCTCCAGGCGCCGGGCCGCGTGGGCCTGTGCCTTGGCGTCGCCCTGCCCCACCTGGTCGGAGGGCAGCAGTTCATCCGCAAAGCCTTGTTCGATGGCAGCGCTGCCGCCGATCCACGACTCCGCATCCATCAGCTTGGCGATGGCCTTGGTGTCAGCGCCGGTGCGCGCCACGTAGATATCCGCCATGGCAGCATCGAAGGGCTCCAGCCAGTCGGCGGTTTCGCGCAGGTCGTTGCGGTTGCCTGATGCGACCACCCAGCTGTTGTGCACCATGTAGAAGGCGGCGCGCGCGATCTGCACGGTGTCGCCAGCCATGGCGATGATGCTGGCGGCCGATGCCGCGACGCCCAGCACCTTGACGGTGACGTCGCCCTTGTGCTCGCGCAGCAGGTTGTAGATGGCCAGGCCTTCGAACATGTCGCCGCCTGGGCTGTTGACGTTGACCGTGACGGGCCCGGCCCCCAACGTGCGCAGGGCTGACGCAACGCGCCGGGCGGTGACGCCCTCGCCCGTCCAGTAGTCGTAGCCGATGGCGTCATAGATGCTGATGCTGCGGTCTTGCTCTTCCTCAGCCACTGCAGCCCGCAGGCCAGGGTTCCAGCGTTCGAAAGCGCGGGGGAGGATCTCGCTGCGCACGCTGGCGCTCGGCCTGCCCATGGGGGCGGCCGGTAGGTTTTTCACGCTCATGGTCAGCCTTTCTGCGGCTCGGTGTCGTTGGTAAGGCCCAGCCAGGCGCGGATGGAGGCCCGCGCCTGCTGGTCGGTGGTGGACGCCTGGCCGAGGGCGTCCAGGGTGGTCATGGCGGATTGCACGGTGAGCACTGCTGCGTTGCCGCCCAGGGGGTCGCGGTCTTCCAGCTCGCGCACTTCGTCGCGGGTCAGGATGCCGTTGTTGACCATCGCGGTGTAGAAGGCCGCTCGGCCCGCGCTGTCGGCCCGCAGAAGGCCTTCCACGGCAAACTTTGGGTAGAACCGGGTGCGCTCACCGGGCGTGAGCAGATCCTTGCTGATGGCCTGCTCGATGCGCTTGAGCCAGGGGCCGAGCGTGAACATCAGGAAGGCGATCATTTGCTGTTCGATGCCGCTGCCCCAGCTGGTGGACTTCTCGGTGTGGCCCACCATCCAGGGCGGCGTGCGGAACCAGCGGCAGATCTCTTCGACGCTCCAGCCTCGGGACTCCAGCAGCTGCACGTCCTTGGGGTTGATGGTCAGCGGCTTGACGTCAATGCCGCCCTCCAGCAGCGGGGTCTGGCCCTTTTCCAGCAAGCCCAGGACGTTCTCGCGGAAGTCGTTGCGCTGCTCCTTTTTGAGGAAGTCTTTGAACGTGTAGTAGATGTTCTGCAACGCACCGTTGCGAAACACCTTGCCTGCGGCCTTGTCGGCAGCGATGGCCTGACCGAAGACCGTTGCCCCGTACTGCACCACGCTGACGCCGTTTTTCCCGTCCAGAGAGAAGCCCGGAATGGTCCAGACGCGGGCCGCTGGAATGATGCGGCGCGTGCCGTTGTCGTCGGTGTAGTGCCACTCCAGCACCACGTTACCCTGCCGCTTGTGCGGGCTGAGCCGGTCGGGGTTGAGGAACACCAGACCGACCAGGCGCCCGTTGAAGATCAGCTTTTCAGCACGGCCTGCGCCGCGCAGCAACATGGCCGAGACCATGGATTCCCAGAACACCGCCGCCGTGGCGTCGGGGTTGGGTACGTCATGCAATACGCTGTAGAGCGGGTGCTGCTGCGCCAGGCGCTTGCCGTTGGCCCCTGTTCGCTCGTACATGCTGAGCGGCAAGGTGGCGATGGTCTCGGCGATCAGTCGCACGCAAGCCCACACAGCAGAGATCTGCAGCATGGTGCGGGGGCTGATCGTGACGCCCGTCGCACTGTCAGACCCGAGCACGGCAGCCATGCCAGGCACATCGCTGACGCTGACACCTTCGCCGCCGAACAGCGCGGTGACGGCTGCGCGGATGCGGCCCTGTCGGCGTTGTGCGGTTGGTTTCTTCATGGATTACCTGCTGGTTTTGCGCCAATGCCTGCGGGCGCGGAAAAGAAGCCGTCCCGGTCGCCTTCGTCGGTGGCGTTGGCCAGCGCACGGCCCAGTGCCATGAGCATGGCCATGGGGCCGTCGATCTTGTTCTCGGGCCGCTCTTTGGTGGGGGCCATCAGTTCGTTGAACTTGGATTGCTTCACAACCAGGTTGCTGACCATCCAGCCCATCACGGGGTTGCCGTCGTGCTGCAGCTTGCCTTCGCGCACCATGTTTTCCACCTGGATCAATACCGGGGTGAAGAACACGGCGCGCTGGGCGATTTCGACCAGCGGCAGGCCTTCTTCGATGAGCTTGCCCGCGAAGTACATGGACAGGGCCGGGTCGAAGGCGATCTCCTGCACGTCGAAGCGGCGGCAATACTTGCGCATGTCGTCGGCCACCACGTCGAAGTCGGTGAGGTCGCCATCGGTGACCACCACGTAGCCCTGGCGCGCCCAGCCTGCCAGGTGGGCGTTGCCGCTTTCCTGAATGGCGAGGTCGTTCAAGTACAGACGTGTGCACACGCGCCACTTGTCGGCGGCTTCGTCGTGCCAGGCCAGGGAGAGCGCGGCAAAGTCCTTTTTTTGCGCGAGGTCGAGGCCCATGTAGACCTTGGCCCCGTCGGGGATGGTGTCGATGTGCGCTGCCTTGGCGCCGCAGCGCTCCCAGGCCCGCATGTCCATCCAGGGGCTTTCGCCGCTGACCCACACGTTCAGGCGCTTGGTCAGGAAGTTGCTGAGGGCGCTGGGCATGGCCTGCGCCTTGCTGGCCTGGGCCATCAGTTCGTCGAGCTGGACCGACTTGCCCAGGTTGGGGTTGGCCTTGATCCACACGGCGGGGTCGAAGTGGTCGTCGCCTTCGTCCAGCGTGTAGATGATGCCGAACACGCGTTCGTCCTGCACCACGCGGTCTAGTATCTTGGTGACGTGCGTGCGGCGCTCGTAGCAAATGCCGCTGCGGTCGGTACCTGCGGTGGTAATGGTCCACAGCAGCGACTGCTCGCGGGCGCCACGGGCGCTGTCGATCACGTCATACACCGCACGGGTCTTGTGCGCGTGCAGCTCATCGAGCAGGGCAAAGTGCACGTTCAGGCCGTCGAGCGTGCTGCCTTCGGCTGCCAGCGGTGCGGCCTTGCTGCTGGTGTGGGCCACAGTAAGGCTGTGCTGCATGATGGCCACGCCCAGGTGGGTGCGCAGGCCGGGTGAGCGCTCGGCCATGGCCTTGGCGTCATCGAACACGATGCGCGCCTGGTCACGGGTGGTGGCGGCGGTGTAGCACTCTGCGCCATGTTCACTGTCTGCGGCCAGCATGTACAGCAGCAGGGCCGAGCCCTTGGCGCTTTTGCCGTTTTTGCGGGCCTCTTCCTCGTACGCTTCCAGGAAGCGGCGCAGGCGGGTTTCGTGGTGCACCCAGCCAAAGACGGTGGTGAGGATGAAGCACTGCCAGGGCTCCAGCTCCAGCAGGCGCCCTTCGCGGGCCCACTTGCCCTTGATGTGGGGCAGCAGTTCAGCAAAGGCACAGGGGCGCGCTGCCATCTCGGCATCGAACACCCAGGGCCAGTCTTCGCTGCGCTCGCGCAGCAGGTCATCCGCCTGGCGCTGCACAGCGAGGCGGGTCCATTTGCAGGTGGGAATGGCCCCGCTGAGCACATCGCGCATGTACTGCTGCGCGCGCTCAACGTATTCATTCATGGTGCTATCGATTCGGGTTGGTGAACATTGCGAAGCCTTGCGGCTTTGTCTCGGGCTTGGGGTCGATTCCTGGTAGCGTGGGCTGCACGTAGTTGCTGGCCTGCACCCGGCCACGCGCGGCAGGGCTCAGGCCGAAGTGCATCAGGTAGCGGTTGAGCTGCTCGCGGTGCTTGCCGATGAGCTGGACGATCACGCTCTGCTGGGCGTAGCCCGAGGGCGTCACCGCATAGCTGGCCTTGTACACAGCGTCGGCGTAGTCGCTGCCCTCATCCACCAGGCGGGCCACCTGGCCGTTGAATGCCGTCTCCAGCTCGGCCAGCCGCCCGGCTGCCTGGCAGTACAGCGCCAGGGCGGCGCGGTCCAGGCCGCTGATGAGGCCCAGCTCTTCCAGCAGCGGTGTGATGCGTTTCCATTCCTTGCGCGCCTCAGCGCCCAGGTGCTTCGGCGGGCTGGGGATTTCAATGCGGGGGTTCACCCCGGCCGCCAAGTCGAGCGGGCGCTTGCCCGCGTTGCCTTCCAACACCCGCAACGCCACGGGCTTCGGCAGTGGTCCGCGTGTTCCGGTCATTCCTGTATCTCCTATGTCACCCGTCAGGGGAGTACCCCCCCTCCCAAAACCCGCGCACGCAAAAATCTGATTAGCGGTCGGTTTCCGGGGTGTGGGGCTGAAACTTTCGACCTCCCCCTCCCCCTTCGGGCCTGGGCGTGTGGTCAGGGCTCGGTGTACCCGCGCCACGCACGCTGCACACCGCGCTGGCGCTCGGCCTTGCTCTTGGCGTCGTGGCAGTCGTGGCACAAGCCCTGCACGTTGCTGTCATCGTCTGCGCCACCCTCTTCCAGCGACTGGATGTGGTCGCGCTGGGTTGCCAGCTTCACGCGGCCGTGCCGCTTGCACTCGGCGCACAGCGGATCACGAGCGAACAGCTCGGCCCGCAGGCGTTGCAGCTTGCGGCCGGTGATGCGCTTGGGTGCGTCGGGCTTCTTGGCCCACAGTTGCTTGGGGTGCTTCGGGCAGCGGCCCGTGCCATCGCGCACCAGCACCCCGCAGCCGGGATGTGTGCAGGGGCGTGGTGCAGAGATGGGCATATATGGTTGGCACCAGACCCCTGCAGGGCGTGCCTCTACGCTGAAGCCGAGGATGCGCGCAGACTGATGATCTCGCCTCGGTTGATTCGCCTTCATGTGTGACGGCTGCGGGCATTCGGTGCCGAAGCAAAGCGCCAACACGTCCAACCGGCACACATGAAGGCAAAGAAAAACCCCAGCAAGCTCTCGCCTGCCGGGGTTCCGCAGTTGCCAGTGTCATGTGAAGCGGGTGGAGACGCAACACAGACACCGTGCCTGAAATGTATCGGAAAAGTCTATGCCGTAAAACTCCCCCCGCGCGTCTATAGCGGCTTCATCGCTTGGTCGGATGCACGGGCCGCCACGCGCTTGCGCTCTGCCTCTTCGGCCTTCGCCTGCAGCCAGGCATCAATGAAGTGGTCAGCCTGCTCCAGCTGCGCCTTGATGGTGCTCTCGGCCCGCTGCATACGCTGCGCTGTGGCCCGCACGCCCAGGTCTTTCAGGTAGATGCAGTCAATCGTCACAAACAGATGGCCCTTGCCCAGCTTCAGCGCACTCACGGCCTTGTCGGTCTCTGCCGCCTCTTCCTCAAACACCGGGATCGGCACGTTGTTGTAGCTGCCGCGTGACCACACCTCACTGGCCAGCACCGACTTGGTGGCAAAACCACGCCCGCCGCCCGCGCCGCGCGATGACCAGATGGCCCAGTTCTCCAACCGCCGCTGGATGTACTTAATGCGCGCCACTGGCACCCCCCGCGTTCGCTGGTGCTGGCAGCTCACCAAAAATGCAGACGTATGCACAGCCAAAGCAGGCCACAAAGCTGCCCAGCTCGGCCTGGTCCTTTTCGATCACGCCCGCAGGCTGGCCCACCACATGCCCGGCCTCAAAGGCGTAGAAGCAACCAGGCTCACCACCCAGGCCACGGCGCACCAGCGCATACACCGCACTGCCCACCTCTTCAGCCCGGCTCTTGATCAGGGCGTACACCTCGGGCATGCACTGCTTGATGGTCCTGAGCCCGCTTTCAATGCGGTTGATGCGGGCCTGCTCCAGGTACTCAGCACTTGCTTGCCCTGATGCTGCTGTCCAAGTGTCCATACTGTCCATCCTTTTCCATAGAGATCACAGGTGAGAGGGAATGCACCTGCGCGTACGCGCTCGCAGGTGCGCCTGCCTGCGCCTGCCCGCACCGTAAGGCGCGGGGCCCATGCCGCAGGCTCTGGGCAATGCAGCGGCCTCAACTCCAAAAAGTAGGGAATTGGGGTAGCTGGTGGCATCCATGTAAAAACGTGGACACCTTGGACACCTGGACACTCAGGTCATGGGCGCGTGGCAGCCCATCCCCGCCACTGCACCGCACGCAGGGCGCACAGCGCGCCCCTGCTGCACCGTGGCGCGAATCACGCCTCCAACACGGTGTGCAGTGCAGCGCGTTTCAGGCGCTGCGTTGTAGATGCGAGGCATCGCCTCAGAAGGGCTCATCCATGCCCCCTTGTGCATAGAACTGGGCCGCAGGCGTAGCAGGCACCGCCACCTCTGCTGCAGGTGCTAGCGTGGGCTCTTCCCCTTCGGCGGGCTCTTCGCCGCGCTGGTCCAGGCCCGTTACGCGGTCCTTCGGTGGCCACTCAGCCGGGCGGGTGAACCCCCAGGCCCGCACACCGTTCACTTGCCGCTTCACGCGCTCCCAGCCCTCATGCTTCAGCCAAGCCGTGATCTGCCCTTGCAGGCCAGGGGGTGCCTTGGCGGCATCCATCCCCAGCGCCTGCACCAGCTGTGCAATGGTCACAAACGTGGCCTCGCAGTGCACAAAGCCCAGCGGCCCCGTGGCAGCAGCCACCGGCTTGCGCGTCAGCACAGCCAACAGCTCGCTCTCCACAGCCGTCTCCACCAGGCGGCTTTCCTGCATGGGGTGGAACAGGCGCTTTTCTTCGTCGGCCGATGGCGTGTAGCTCGCGCCCTGCAGGTAAAGCTCATACGCCTCAGCCAGCAGCTGCTCGCGGTACTTCGCCACAAACTCGGTGTTGATCTGGTTGCGCACCGGCACCGGCCAAAAGCGGCGGTTCCCTGTGCGGTCGCGCAGGTAGGTGTCCTCGTTCGTGGTGCCCACCAGCACACACTGGCGGGGGAAGGCCTCCACCGTGCTGCCATAGGCCACTCGGTAACGATCCACCTTCGAGCTGATGAACGCCTTGATGGCCCCCACCTCAGCCTTGCTGAAGTGCGTCAACTCGGCAATCTCATACAGCCAGCAGCCCTGCACCTGCTCAGGGCCTTCCTTGCCACGGCCCACCTCAAACGGCGTGTCGCTGTAATACTCTGACCCCGCCAACACCTCCACCAGGGTGGACTTGCGCAGCCCGCCCGATCCTTCCAGCACCGGGCAGTAGTCAAACTTGCAGCCAGGTTCCATCACCCGCCACACCATGCCCATCACCCAGTAACGGCCCACCAGTCCAAGGTACTCGGCCAGGGCCGCAGGCACAGTGGCGGGCGTTTCGCCCAGCGCGTGCATCAGCCAGCGGTCAATGCGGGGCTTCTTGTCCCACACAATGCCGCCCAGCCACTCACGCACGGGGTGGTAGCGCTGCGAGTGCGCCACGGTCTGAATCCCTTCGTCCAGCGATGCCTTATTGATGCTCGGCAGGCCCCAGGTGTCTGTCATCCACTTGCCTAGCAGCAGCGCATCGGCCCCGCGAATCTCGCCCGGCTTGCTGTACGGCCAAGGAAAGGCACGGCGGCACACCACCGTGTTGCGCAGTTCATCGTAGGCCACCACGCCCTGCAGTTCGGGGGCGTTCTCCAGCGCGGCAATCACCGTCTTGCGCGATACGGTCCAGCGCTTCTTTTCCTGGTCGTAATAGGGAGCAAGCCAGCTTGGCACTAGCCGCGAGCCGCACTTCACCAGGTCGGCATCGCCACCGGCATCCTCAGCGCCCAAATCACTGCCCTGGGTGCCAACGGGGGAATCGATTTTTTTGGATTCTGCCGCTGCGGCTGGCTCTACCTGGGGCGTGTCCACCAGGGCCACGGCGCGGGCCAGAAACGCCTGCACCTGCTCATACGTCCAACCGTCTACCTCAATCGCGTCACGCGCATCCCAGCCGTCCACCACCACGCCAGGCTTGGGAATGGGCAACAGTTGCACCGTGCAGCCATGCTCGTCACGCAGCAGGGCACCAATGCCCAGCATTGCCTTCATGCCGGGCTGCTTCTCAACAGCCAGGAAGGGTTGCCGCTTCTCGGCCAACTCCTTCACCGTCTCGCAAACCCTTTGCCGATCGTTATCGGTCACTGGTGGCTGGATCTGGTCCAGCTGCTCTAGCGCCTGGGCCTGCAGTGACTTGAGCACGTCACGGGGCACAGGCTCACGCTTGCTGTCACAGTCAGGCCACGCGATCACCGTGCAGCCCGCAAGCCACGCCCAGTTCGCCTTCTGCCATGCCTTGCTGCCGCCTGGCCAGCTTGCCACGCAGTAAACGCCAGGCGCGCCCGCGTCCAGCAGGGCTTGCAGGCATTCGCCCTTGCGCTCGCCCTCTACCAGAATGACCGTGCGCCCTTCGGGCAACCGCTGGCCAGGGAAGAAAAGCGGGCGTGGCTCATCCCACTGGCGCCAGTTCCACTTCGCTGCACCATCGCGGGCGCTCTGGCACCACGTATAGGGCAGCGTATCTTTGCCGCCATCGCTGGTGCGAAAGCGCACCACATACCCGTGCAGCTCATCACCCACCCGGTATGTCGCCGTGTGCTCAATGTCCTCAGCCTTGCGGTGAAAGTGCTTGAACGGGGGCGCCATCGCCGTTGGCGGGACCGGCACCACCGGGGCCCAGCCCTCGGGCTCAGGCTTTGGCTTGGCAGGCGGCGGCGCTGGCCGGGGTGGCCTGGGCGCTGCAGACGCATCTGCGCCCTTCACAATGCCCGCCACATCCTCCAGGCCCTCTTCGCGCGCCACCTCGGCAGCCGCCTTGCCCTGGCTCAGGCCATGAATGGCCGCATACAGGCTCAGCAGGTCGTTGCCCTTCTCATCGCTGGCAAAGTCGGCCCACTTGCCGCTCACCAGGTTGACAGAGCAGCTACTGCCCTTGCCGCCCGCCAGCGAGCCGCACACGTACTCGTGCCCGCGCCGCTCACCACCTGGCAGCCACCGGGGCACCAGGTTGTCGGCATCGCGCAAAAGCGCATCGGCCAGGGCCGTGAAATTGATCGGTGGCAGGTCAGTCTTGCCCATACGCCACCCCAAAAGAAACTTCAGAAACTACGGAAATTGCTGCACTAAAGCCGGTGTCTCCACCACCAGCGGCCAGATGCTTGAGGGTCATGCGTTGCCGATCAACCCCACACGCGCAGCACCTGCGCCAAATCCACAAAGCCATCGTCATCGCCCTGCATGGCTGCAGGCACGTACTCGGCCACCGGGCGGTTCCGGTACTCCACCTTGCGGTTACGCACGCGGTGCAGCTGCCCGGCGCGGCTCATGTTTTCCACTGTGCGGCGGGCTGCCTGCAAGCCCACGCAAGCCACAGCCGCCATCTCCCGCAGCGTGGGGCCACGGTCGGGCGTGGCAAGCTGCGTGCAGGCATTCAGCAGCGCCTGGCGCACTTCGCCTGCGGGCCTCATGCCACACCCCCTTGGCGGCCAACCCACTTGGCCATGGTGCTTTCGTGCTTGGCTTCCAGCGCCAGCATCAATTGCTGGCCACTGCCCACCAGCTCTGCCCACTGCTGCTGAATAGCCTTCAGCTCATTGGCGCTGATTTCGCCATCGGCATCAGCCGCAGCCACCGCGCCCACCACATCGGCCAGCTCACGCATCAGCCCAGCCACCGCGCCTGCGGTGATTGAATCGGGCTGCATGCCCTGCGGCAGGGGCAGCAACGTGGCGCCGCAATGCTCAGCCAGGCGCGTGGGGTAGTCCAGCGCATGGGGCGTGCCCAGCTGCGTGCACATGGCGGCAATCTCAGCCGCATCCATCGCGCCCAGCTTGTACTGGGGGGCCGCACGCAGCTCCTTTTCCAGAGTGCTCGGGCTCTTGCCCAGGCGCAGGGCCACGGCATCCAGCCCACCGGGGTAATGGCGCACAGCGCGCCGAACGGAATCTAAAACGTCCATCTGCTCCACCTCTTCAAAACGCTACAGACACGCGCCCGCCGTGCGCGAGACACTGCGGGCATGAACAGAAAAGCCACCCCACGCCACCACGCGAAGCAACGCGCACCTGCCCGTGCGCGCTGCACCATGAATGGGGGGAGTAACCCGGCGGCATGGCTGCGGGCGTGGGGTGGCACAAAGGGCGCCCGCCCTCTTCCGGGCTACGATGGGAGTTCCTACACAACCACCGCCGAAAGGGACGGACATGACCACGGAAGAAGAAATTGCGGACATCAAGGCTTACTGCGAACGATTGAGAGCAGACCTGTCAGCCACGAATGCAGCGCTGTTTTCGCTTTTTGCAGCCATTCCCGGCGTGTACCGAGACCGAGTGCTGGAACAGCTGGCAAAGAACTCTGCTCAGCGAGCAGAATTCGTCGACGGATTACAAGACCCACGGGCACCAAAAGCGCTCCAGCAAATCCACCAAGCGGAAGAGCGGGTGTATCAAGAGCTGGTGCGGCTTTCGTCAGAGCGCCACTCGCAGGGCCTCTGAGCGCCAACATCTCGCGCAACTCGTACAGCGCCATTGGCTCCAGCTCTACGCCGCATTCACCAACGACGCGGAAACCGTTTGAGTTAGGCATGGGAAACCTCCTGGGTGTGGGTTGGGGCCTCCCCCGAAATAAGATGGCTGGTACCACCCGAACCATCTTTTTCAGACGAGGCCCCAAAAAACATGGACCTGAACAACATCGCCGAACAAGTGACGATCACCGTGGTCAGCGCCACCGTGCTGTGGCTGGGCTCCAGGCTGGCCATGACAATCTGGAGCAAGACAGCGCAATTGGCCGCAAGGCTCAGAAACACGTACCAGAACAACGCCCTGGTTTCAGCGCGTGCCAAGGAAAGGATGGAGGCCATGCGCGAGTTCACGCTGGTGCTTTGCTTTGTCAGCATGCTGGGCCTCCAGATACGGGCCACTGGCGCCGTGCTGCAGGCGTGGGACGTGGTGATGCTGTGCACCTGGACGTGGTGCCTGCTGACCACACTGCTGCACATTGCGCGCAGGAAGTAGCGGCGTCATGCATGGGAAGCCTCCTGGTGGGTTGCTCCCGCCAGCACTTTTTCAGCAAGCTGCTTCAGCTTCTCGCCAATGGTGTAGCGGGGGTCCTTTGTCGAACCCCTGGCGAGGTCGCTGATGGTGGATTGCGCACAACCGCACTCAGCGGCAATTTGCGGCTGACTCCACCCGGCAGCCTGCAGCTCGGAGATGACGTTGGACCAATTCATGGCCCGAATATATCGGTTTTCCGATGTGTCGTAAAGCGGATTTCCGATAGGGCTATCGGCTAGCCTATGAAAATGGCCCGCCCCAAGAAACCACGCACCGAATTCGGCGAACGTCTGTTTGCTGCACGCACTTATGCGAAGCTGTCACAGACGGCTCTGGCGCGGGCCGTGGGCATGTCGCAAAGCACACTCGCTGAAGCCGAGAGCACAGCTCAAGGCTCATCAAAGACAGCACAAATAGCAGCTGTAACTGGCGTAAGTGCTCAATGGCTCGCAGACGGTCACGGCCCCATGGTCATCGCCGTGACAGAAGCCGTAGCCCCGTACAACGTAGCACCTACGCCACAGCCAAAAGCAAGCGCCCCCACCCCCATTGGCCCCAGCCCGGTGCAGCAGCTCATCATTGAGCTGGGCGAGTTGCTGGCACAGCACGACCACCTAGCGAGGCTGTCTGTGGCGCCACTCTTGCAGAGGCTGGCCGAGTTCCCTGAAGAACGCTCAGCCATCGCACTGCACGTACAGAGAACCCTACAGGGTGCGCTGGGAAACGAACCAGCGCCAGGATCTACCAGTTTCCAGACCGGCGCGGCGAAAATATCGACAGGAAAATAACTTAGCCATCCTGCATATGACCGCCACCAAAGCTCTCGCCCTGGCCTGCATGGCCGTGATCTGCTCAAACGCCACTGCGCAATGGCGCTACAGCACCGAGGCAGACAAGATGACAGGCACCACCACCCACTGGGCCGAAGTCAAGAGCGACAACAGCCTGAGCCTGGACTTCCCCTACAAAGGCAGCAACTATGGCCGCCTGTACTTTCGCCAGCGCGACGGCAAATCGCCAGAGGCATTCGTGACCATCGAAAAGGGCCAGATACTTTGTCGCACCTATGACAACTGCTCGGTAAGAGTTCGCTTTGATGAAAGCCCACCAGTGCGGATGAGCGCAGCCCCTGCTGCCGATCACTCATCAGAGATCATCTTTATCAGCCCGCCCGCCAAATTTTTATCATCCGCGCAAAAGGCGAAGCGCATTTTGATTGAACTGAGCTTGTATCAAAACGGCAATCAAGTGCTGGAGTTCGCTACCCCCGAACCGCTCACGCTGCCGAAGCGCTCAAAAAAGTAAAACTTTGAGTCACCGATAAAATTATCGGAATTCCGTTGACAAGATAGATCGGTTTTCCGATACTGCCCTCGTTCGCAACGAAACGAGGGCACCATGCACCCCACACCCCCCAGTGCAGACGTCTGCACAACCCTCCCGCCCGGCAATCTGCCCATGCGGGATGCCTATCCATTCATTACGGATGGCGATGACTTCTGGCTTCGCAGCGACTGCGGCCGCGTGAAGATTGCATTTATCAAGCAGCAACCCAGCAAATATCCCTCGGCCCCCATTGGGGCGTGGATCGGGCACGAGACACGCATCGACAACCACGGCGAAACGTGGATCAAGAGAGATAGCAGCACTCATTACGTAGTCGACAACTTCGGCTTTCTGGCCCGCGTTGAGCAGCAAGGCGGTGCCGCATGATCCGCTGCACCGTCACCGTGGGCGCCCTCACCTACGCGGGCCTGTACCCCACCACCACCGCCGCAGCCCTGGCCGCCATGGCCCTGTACCCCGATGCTCGGGGCATCAGCGTGAGGGCCGTGCGATGAACCCCAACCAACTCAACATAGACATCCTGAGAGCCTTTGGCGTTGACACCAAATGCGTCACCCAGGCCGACATTCAGCTACGCCCCGGTAAATTCCCCGAGGTCAATGTGACGATGGTGCCCTGGCCCCTGGAGCCCGTGGGCGCCAAGCTGAAGAGCATCGCCCTGCGCTGCCACTTGGTGCCCGCCCCCGCAGCAGCGCCCGAACCCGAGCCCGAGCCTGCGCCACCGCCGCTGGACATTGTGGAAATGTGCAACACGGCCCAGCACTGCATCTATGTGGCCATTCAGCGGGCGGGCGATGAGGCTTTGCACCAAATGAACCTGCGCAGCGCCGCCTACAACAGCGAGCACGACTATCAGCTCACAAAAAATCAGCTTCGTGCAGCTGCAGTAGAGCGCCGCCGGCTTACCCACGAGTTCAAGCCGCTGCGGCAGTTCCTGGGGGAGTGGTATCGCAATGCCTAACCCCCTCACCCCCAACTGGCGCACCAGCCTGGCCACCGGCGCCCTGGTGCTGGCCGTGGCCGCCTACGGCAACCACACCGCCAAGCAGCAGCAAGCCAACACCGCCGAGGCCGAAGACGCCGCAGCCATCGCCAGCCGCCAATGGGCCGCAGAAGTGATTTGCGAAGGCAACCGCTACCACTGGGCCGACGCGCACACGCTGGTGTGCCAGCCCACCCCCAGCGCCCAGCCTGCGGCGCACACCCCTTTGTCTTACCCCATCGCATCCCAGCAATGACCACCGTTACCACCATTCACCTCATTGACCAGCCAGGCGGCGGCATCACCGTGTGCACCACAGCAGGCACTCCCCACCCAGGCCAGCGCCTCACCCCCGGCCAGGCCCTGGCCACCGACCTGCTGCGCGAATGCACCCACCGCGCCAGCGACGTGCGCTACTGGCAGGGCCACGACAAGGCCATGGCCTTTGTGCTGGAGCTGAGCAACCCCGAAGGCCTGGGCTATGCCGACAAAGCCACCCTGCACGCAGCCGCCCAGGCCGTGCTGGGCCGCCCTTACGGCCTGGGCAACCCGCCCGCCCCCAGCAAGCCCACATCCCCCGCTGCGCCCGCCGCAGCCTGACCCCATCACACCCAGGAGCAACACCATGCCCCAGCCAAGCAAAGCAGTCACATCCACCCAAGGCCGCAGTGCCACCGGCAAAGTGCCCGGCGCAGGCCTGCACAGCATCAGCACCACAGGCAAGCGCTACGGCATGGCCCCCAGCAAAGTAGCGCTGACCATGCCCAGCTACGCACCCCACTGCGCCAGCACCACCCCCACGGGCTACACCTGCCCCGAGCTGACCCGTGCCCCCGCCCGCGCCGGTGCGAGTGACGCCTTCAAGCTGCCCAGCCGCAGCGCGTTCACCAAGTGAGGCAAGCCATGGAACAAGCAAACACCTGCCCCGCCGAACTGGGCATGCTCATTCGCAGCAAGCTCCATGCAACCGCCTGCCCAGGCGCGGGAGCAAGAGGCGAGCTTGCCCTGATTGAGTGGTCCGACTTGCAGCCAGACGGCAGCTACGAAGGTTACGCCCGCCTCTACGTGTGGGACGACTCCACCCAAGCAGCCGAGGTGGCTGGCTGGTTCACTGAAGCAGGCCTGATCGACGTGCTCATCGACCAACAGATGCACGACGCAGGCAACCAAATCCACGAAGGCCGCGCAATCGACGGCGTGCGCTCTTGGGACATTCGCTTCAGCACCAAGCCCACAGCGCAACCACCACGGCCAGCAACCGTTTGCATGGCTGAGTACCAATGGCAGGGCCAAACACGGCGGCTGCCAGCCAAGCAGCTTCTCGAAGCGCTTCGCTGGACTGCCCGCTGCCCCCCGCATCGCTCGCAGTCACCTTCTACGACGCACCCAATCCACATGCCTGAGGTCACCATGGCCACCGAATCCCACGACACCCACACCCAGGCCCTGCCCACCCCCGGCGCAGGCCCGCAAATGCGCATGCTGCCCGTGGGCGGCATCGTCGCCAGCCTGACCAACCCGCGCAAAATCTTCAAGGCTGAGCCGCTGCAAGAGCTGGCCCACAGCATCCAGGCCAGCGGCGTGCACCAGCCCATCCTGGTGCGCCCCCTGCCCGCTGCACGGCTTGAAGAAACCAGCCGCGCCCTGCGCTCCAGCGTGCTGGCGTGGCCTTTTGCCACCACCCGCAAGCGCGAACCCATCGAGTACGAACTGGTGGCCGGTGAGCGCCGCTGGCGTGCCTGCCAGCTGGCCGGTGTGGCTGAAATCCCGGCCATGATTCGTGAGCTGACCGACGAGCAGGCGCTGGAAGTGCAGGTGGTGGAAAACCTGCAGCGCGAAGACGTCACCGAGCTGGAAGAAGCCGAGGGCTACGAAGTGCTGATGCAGCACGGCACCTTGAACGCCGACCAGGTGGCCGCCAAGATCGGCAAAAGCCGCAGCTACGTCTACGCCCGCCTCAAGCTGCTGGCCCTGGGCAACACCGCCCGCAACGCCCTGCGCGAAGGCCTCATCGATGCCAGCAAGGCCCTGCTGATTGCCCGCATCCCCGACGAGGGCCTGCAGATCAAGGCGCTGGATTTTTGCACCCACGCCGACTGGCAGGGCGACTTGCCCGGCTATCGCGAGTGTGCCCACCACATCCAGGACACCTTCATGCTGCGCCTGGACAAGGCCCACTTCACCATCACCGACGCCACCCTGCTACCCGAAGCCGGTGCCTGCGGCGACTGCCCCAAGCGCACCGGCGCAAACCCCGACCTGTTCAAGGACGTGGACAGTGCAGACGTGTGCACAGACCCCAAGTGCTACCGCGCCAAGGAAGACGCCCACACCGCCCAGGTGGTGGCCGCAGCCCAGGCCAAGGGCCAGACGGTGATTGCAGGCGAAGAAGCGGCCGAACTGGCCTACGACAACTACAACAGCAAGCTCAAGGGCTACAGGCGGCTGGACAGTGTGGACGACAGCCCCACCGACAAGCCCCTGCGCAGCATCATCGGCCAGCAGATGGAGGCCGAGGGCATCAAGCCCACCATGATTGCCAACCCACGCAAGCGCAGTGAGCTGCTGGCCTGCCTGCCCAACGAAGTGGTGCTGCGCCTGCTCAAGGCCGTGGAAGGCCAGGCCAAGGCCACCAAGGAAGTGGCGGCAGAGGTCAAAGAGCTGGTCAAGACCAAAGAGGCCAAGGCGCTGGAGAAGGCCAAGGCCAAGTACGAGCAGGCATGGCGCGATCGGTTGCTTGACTTGGCCTGGGCGCAGATCGAAGGGCAAATGCCCTACCAATTCACCGCCGACGTGCACCGCTACCTGCTGCGCCGCGAAATCAACAGCCTGAGCCAGGAAGACGCCGCCGCGCTGGCCAACATCCTCAACCTGGGCAAGGTGGGCGCGCACAACGCCCTGCAAGACTTCGCGCAAACCACCCGCAGCCCTGACCAGCTTCACCTCCTGGTCATCATGCAGCGCGACAGCGGCGCCAGCCACTACGCACACGGCCGCCCCAAAAACGAAGGCCTGATGCTGGTGGCAGGCATCGCGCTTGGCGATGGCTTGGACGCCGCCGTGAAGGAAAGTCAAGCCCGCGCCGCTGCCGAACACCTGCCCCAGCCCGCCAAAACCCCGGCAAAGCCCGATAACACTGCGGGCCAGGAAGGCACTTCTACCCCGCCCCCCGCTGCGCAAGCTAGTCCTACGCGCGCAAAAGCCAAAAAATCACGCGGCCCCGCTGCGCACGCTGGCGAAGTGCCCAAAACCAGCGCAGCCCACGCTGCCGCCCTGATAGCAGCCGAGCTGGCGGCGCTAGAGGACCAGAACCAGGCGCCTGCGGCGCAAGGCAACGAAGCGCCCCCCGCTCCTTCGGGCGGGGATGCGCCCGCTACCCATGGCCAGGCCGGTGCAGATGCCGAGACAGCGGCCACAGTGAATGAGGCAAGCGCTTTTAAGGTCGGGATGGTTGCCACCGTCAAGCCCACCGCAGCCAACGCCAAATGGCGCGGGCGCACGGTGACGGTGGTGGAGGTGGGCGCAACGATCAAAGTGCGCCAGGCCAACACGCCACCGAACAAGGCCGAGCGCTGCAGCTTCTTTGATGAAGACCTGGAGGTGGTGGCATGAAAAGAGTAGATCACCTCACCGATCTGAGCAAGCTAGCAAGAGCAGCCACGCGAGGCGGGTGGATAGCTGTTGGAACGTGGGTCGAAAACACCCGCGACGATTTGCCAGACATCGTTGTCCAGCCCGCCAGCGAAGACAGAGGGCCAAACGACGACGAAAAGCGCCGTGAAGCGGATGCGCGCTTCATCGCAGCAGCCAATCCAATCCGCGTGCTGGAGCTGATAGCGGAAATCCGCGAACTACGCAGGCTGCTATCCCTGTGAAAAACACCAACAAACACCAAAGAACACCATGAACCCAAAAAACACTCACGTCACCATCGGCCACCGCGGCGAGCAACTGTTCGACAAGAACAACGTCATGTCCATGGTGGCCGAAGACATCAACGAAGGCCACCAGATGCAGCGGCAAACCAACCGCCGCATTACACCGGACTTCCAGGCAGCGACAGAAACCATTGACGCCATGGCAAGCCACCTTGAGGAGGCCCAAAGCCGCATGCTCAAAAGCATGGATGCCCTGGCAAAAGGCGCAACCGACGCAAGCCGCAAAGCCCGCAGCAGCGCCAGCGACATGGCGGCGATGCTCGACAAAATCAATCGTGGCGCTAACTACGAACGGCTGGAACGCAACGTGGCGTTGCTGGAGCGCACGGCAGTAGCGATGCAGGCGCTATCAGACCTGGAGAAGACGGGCCAGCTCTCCCGCGTCATCAAAGCCTTGCAGCCATGAAGCGCCCACACCGCAAACCCCAGCCCAAAACCGTCTACAGCATGATCGACGAGCTGCTGGCCAGCGACACCCAGCCCATGCCCGAGCGCAACCGCACCTACCAGCTGCGCCGCATGGCCGATGCGCTGCATGAGCTGATGCACGCGCCCCAGCCAGGCACCAACGCCTGGCGCGTGGTGAGCGATGCGGTCAACCTGCTCGAAACCCTGGTGCAGCACGGCGAAGCGCCCATCAAAGACGCCAGCGGCAAGGTCATCGCCAGCTACTGGCGCGACTGCGACGGCGACGCGCTGGAGATCCGCGACAACAGCGGCCTGCTGCTCGACGCCATCACCGCCATGACCAAGGCAGGCCAGCGCATGTTTGACGGCCACCCCCTGCGCCTGGACGGCCCCGGCATCGCCGCCGTGCGCGCCGTGCTGGAGGACTACCAGGCCGCGCTGGAGACCCTACCCCACCGCACCATGGTGCGCTGCCACCGCGCCACCGAAAAGCGCATCCGCGAAGTGTTCAACAAGATCGAACAGCTGCCAGACGGCGTTCACGTCATGGCCATTTGAGCCTGGAGCCATCACCAATGACTGACAAGCAAAACAACCCCGACCCCATCACCCACGCCGCCCGCCTACTGCGCGAAGCTGCCGAGGAACTGCGCCAGGCGCACACATTGAGCACCGACCGGAACAACTGGATAGGAGAACCCGAGGCCAAGGCCGCCTACGACGAACACCTGGCCGCAGCCCAGGCGCTGGAGGATTGGGAGGCAGCCGTGGGCGCAGGCGGGGTGCAGGCACTCAGCGCAGCGCCAGCCATCAAGCCTTTGGTCTGGTCGGATGAAAGCGGCCCCACTGACAGGATTCGGTACAACCACATCACAGCCGAAACCGCACTCGGTCAATTTAGCGTGGAGTGGAAAGGCCGGAAGGAAGAAGACGTGCCATGTGTCTATTTGGCTGGAGACTACATAGGGGTTGCAAGTGATCTGGGCGGCGCTAAGCAGCTTGCAGAACGGCATATCCGTGAACTTGTGGCAAACCTGCTCGCAGCGTCACCCACACCCCCAGCACTCAGCGCAGCGCCAGCGATAGGGGATGAATTGCGCGACACACTTGTGGCCGTCAGCGCGGCAATTGCAGAGCGGGACGATCGGGCCGCACAGAAGATGATTTGTGAAATCTTGGCCGCATCCACCACACCCCCGGCAGAGCAGCAAGCCCAGCCCGGCGCGGTGTATGCGGAGCTGCCACAGCCTGATTCATGGTTTCACTTCACGGCACAGTTTTGGGAAAATAAGCTGTGCGACTTCGCAGACCGCACCCATGCACTGCGCATGCAACCAACCCCCAAGGCAGCGCGCACGCCCCACCTTTTGGCCGCCGACCACAAAGGCATGCGCGTGGACTACAGCGGCTTGCTGAGCCAATGCCGCCGTGCACTTCAGAGCAGAGAGCCAGCCAATGCAGAAATGTTGCGCCAGTTCCAAGGGCACCTGCAGGAACTTGGTCGCCGCTGGTACGCAGGTGACACCGTGGCGGTGGATGAATTCCTGCAGCTTTACTGCATCGAGCACGAAGCCCGAGTAGCACTGGCCGCACAGGGAGGACAGTAATGGACGCCACCAGCATCATCCTGCCACCAGGCACGCCCTTCGTGCTCGACCTAGACCGCGCGGCTGAAATGCTCTGCGTGTCCAAGTCCACCGTGCAAAAGCTGGTGCGTGAGGGCGACTTCCCCAAGCCGCGCCTGCTGTCAGCCAACCGGGTGGGCTACCTCTCGGTAGAAGTGGCGGCCTGGGCGCTGAAGCGGCCCGAGGCGAACCTGCTGCCACCGCCCAACACGGGCGCACCCAAGCCTAAGCGCCAGGCGGCTGGGCAATGATGGCCTCAAGTGCTGCACTGAGCTGGCCTAGCCAGTGCAGCCGCTCTTTGTCGTAGCGGTAGAGGTTGTAATCTCCCGCCACGCCGGGCACGATGTGCCCCAATATCGCCTCGCCCACCTCATGCGGGCAACCCAGCTCGGCCAGTTTGGTGCGGCCTGTGCGCCGCAAGTCATGCGGTGACCAGTGGGTGACCGTGAGTCGCTTGCGCACATGGTCGGGCCTGCTCTTGCTGTAGGGCTGCAGGTAGTGCACCTTGGTTTGCATGTACGCCTGCGATTGCGCCTTCACCACCCCCGTGCGCGAAGTGCTGGGGAACAGCAACCCACCAGGCCCCTGCAGCAGCCGCCGCACCACCGCATCGGCCCGCCCCAGCAGGGGCACGCGCAGGTCAGCCGCCTCATCGCGGTTGCGGTTTTTGGTCATGCTCTTGGGCATGGTCCACCACAGCACCCCGCCATCCTCCCGAATGTGCTCGCGGCGCATCTCCACAATCTCGCCACCTCGGGTGCACGTCCACAGCTGCAGCGTCAAAAAGTCACGCACCTGCTGGCTGAACAGCGGGAAGTCCACCAGCACCAGTGTGCGCACCTCATCATCACGCAGCACGCGCTTGGCTGTGCCCTTGTGCTCGCCTTCGCGCTTGGCGCCCTTGCTGCGCAGCTTGCGGGCCAGCACCTGGCTCCACCAGTTGGGCAGGTCTTCTGGAATACGCCCGGCATCCATGGCAAACGTCCACGCGGCCGCCATCTCGGTCTTCACCGAATTGGCCAGCATGGGCCGGTCTGAAAGCCCTGTCACCAGGTCAAAAACGAAACGCCGCGTAACTTCTGCCACAGGCAGGCTCGCGTGCGCGGCCGTGGCCACCTCCAGCCGCCGCGCCACGGCCTTGGCCCCCTTGGGCTGGCGCCTCACTGCCAGGTAGCCCTTGGCATAGTCGGCCACCAGATCACCCAGGGTGTAATCCGCACCAGGCGCGTGCACCGGCTGGGGCCGCACCAGGGCGCGCAGGTTGGCCCCAGCATCGCGCTGGGCCCGCAGCTCTTCCCACCGGGCCACAGCAGCAGACACCGTCATCTCAGGCCAGTGCCCCAGGCGCACTTGTTTCATCTGCCCCGTTGCCACGGATTTGTAACGGTAAATCCACGTCTTGCGGCTGGCCGAAGCCACAAGCCGCAACCCTTGGCACCCATCAACGACAATATGATTTCCCGGCTGCAACGCCTTCGCCGCTCGCGCATCAAAATACATCCGCCACCCCTTACAACCAGCCAGGCGGCGTAGGCCAATAAAACCTACGCCAAACCTACGCCAAGGGCGCAAGTGTAGCCAATAGCGGGCAAGCGCAGATAACAAGAACAAGCAGCGCCAAAAAGTAAAGGCAAGCGGGAAAACATATTCATATCAACGACTTGCAATATAAAGTCGTTGCGAATCAAAGAGTTATGAAAGCAGAGCAAACGATGAATATCGTTATCCTGGAGAATTGCCGCCTCCTATGGAAAATGGCTCACATATTCATTTACTACGCCAAAACCTACGCCTGAAAATCGATGTTTTGCGAAGTCATTGAACTCAGGAAAAACGGCCTGCGCCTGCGGCCGGAGGAATGGCCTGCGCCGGTTGCTGGTCAGCTACAGATGGCGCAGTGGGACAGCAAGCACACCAGCTACCACCGGACGATCAGGAGGCTGGTGCTGTGGGTGCCGTGGGGCACGCAGATAGTGCCGGGGCCTTGGCTGGGTGACGCACAGCTGGTGGACGTGGTGGGGGATGCGCAGCTGCTACGGGGCGACGTGCTGCACAGTGAGGATGGGCGAATTCATGAGCACGCCCAGCTTTGGCTGCTGAGAGCCCGCCAGGACATGGATGGGCCGCCGCTGCCTCCATTTGACCCAGGCCCCTGGATTAAGCGGCTTCCCGCGTCGTAACTACTGGGCCAACCGCTTCGCGGGCTAGATCCAGCCCTGCGCGGCATGTGCGCAGCGTGTTGCCCAATGCAGAAGCACTGCACCCCGCCATGCGGGCCGCGTCAGCTTGTCGCATGCCATCCACCAACACCAGGCGGGCGGCTTCGCGCTGGGGGCCTTGGCGCAGGCGCAGGAGCTGGGCGAGGGCATCAAATGATGCAGCAGTCATGGATTGCGCTGGTGCCATTCAGCACCCTCCCGCACCAAGCGCTGCACACGGGCGGCCTTGATGGCCGCGGGGGCAGGGGATGCTGGGGCGGTCATGCAACCTTGAAAACTGTTGGCGCAGCTTCATCCCAGAGCAGCAGTGTGACGGCGCGCCCATCGCGGGCAAGTGCTGCTTTCTTTTTAGAGTCAATCGCCTCGACCCGCTGGGCACATTGCAGTGGGTAGGCTGCACGGGCCTTCTTTGAGTAGAAGGCCAGTACCGAGGCGGTAGCGTCAAAGTTGCCGTCTTGCCATGTGACTGAGTAAAAAAGTGCCATTGTGGTTTCTCCGCCCCTACTACCGGGAGGCGCCGGGGACTTGCGTTATTGCGTGTCCATGGGGTCAATTATGCACGCTTTAGCATGAACATAAACCCCTTAGCAAAATATTTTTAATCGATGCGAGGCAGCGGCCCCTCATCGTTGCGCGGGGCCATCAAGCGCCCCGCCCGTTCTAGCAGATGCTGCCCCTGCTCGCGCAGGGCTCGCCTCTGGCGCTGTTCAAGTTGTCTCGCCCGGCGCCGCACGCTGCGGCGGTTGTCGGCCACGTCCTGGGCGGGGTAGTGCTTCACTGGGCGCCCTCCCCTGCGGTCTTCGTGGCCAGGGCTGCGCCCGCGCGCTCGCGGTTGTCTTCGATGTCCAGGATCTGCTCAAGCTGCTCGGCTACTGCCCCGTACTGGGCGCGGCAGGTGGCGATCCAGCGGGCGGTATCTCGCTCGCTGGCGTAGCCGAGGGAAGGGGGGTGAGCACCAGGGGCGGCAGCGGCGCTGGGCGCACCCGCAGGGCTGCTGGCAGTGGCTCGTAAGCCGAGGCCACGGGTGGGCGTGGCGATGTTGTTGAGCATGCCGACAGTGCCAGCGTCAAGGCACTGGCGATCAGCAGAGAGCGTGGCGATGTGTGCACGGGCGTCCCCCAGTTGTTGGTTGATGCGGGCCAGGGCGGCGGCTTGCTGGGCCGCTGCCTGGTCGTTGAATTTGCGCTGCGCCAGGGCGTTGGCATCGCGGGCGGCGCGCTCGATGCGCTCGGCTTCGGCGCGCTGGGCGGCTTCGGCCTGGGTGTTGGCTTGCCAGCGCCATTCCTGCACGCGCCAGGCGCCTGCACCGGCAAGGGCGGCCGCCACCAGGGCGGTGGCTGCGTAGGTGTAGAGGCCTTGGATCATGGCTCACACCTCCTGCACGCCCAGCTGCGTGCCCGCGCTGGTGATGGTGATGACGCGGTTCACGCGCTTGTCGGGCACGCGGGTGCTGACGTGCACCCACGAGGTGCTGCCGAAGCGCTCGTAGATGAGCTGGCCAATGCCCAGCACGTCAACCAGGGGCGCCAGGGCGCGGGCGATTTGCAGCGGGGTGCCGTAGCGTGGGGCCACGATGTCGGCGGCGCGGCCTTGGGCGTGGTCGCTGGTGGTGACGCCGCCCACGGCTTTGTTCACCGCCCAGGCGCGGTATCCGCTGGTGACGGTGACCGGCACGCCCAGGGTGGAGCGGATGCGCTCCAGCATCTCGGCGGTTTGGATCAGCGCGGGCAGCACCTGGGGCGGCGGGGTGTTGTCCAGCTCCAGGCGCTCGGCGGTGCTGCTTTTGGTCAGCTCGGCCAGGGTGAAGTGTTGGGTGAGTTGCATGGGTTACCCCTCTTTGACTCGGGTTCGAACGATGAGCACGGCAAAGCCCACGATCACGCACACATCGGGCAGCGTGGGGGTTTGCGCGGGCAGCAGGTATGGCAGCCAGGCGCTGGGCTCTTGCACCGGCAGGAATGGCAGCGCGGGCGCGATGACGGCCCCTGCCCCACCCAGGGCCAGCAGTGACCAGGCCACGGCCTTGAGCCATTCGGTGGCCCGCTCGCGCGTCTTGAGGCCTGGGCGCAGGGGCGCGGTGCGCTCCAGCTTGTTCAGGGCCTCGGCCAGCACCAGCAGGCCCGCAGTGAAGTGGATGATTTGCAGCCAGGTCATTGAATGCCCCCCTGCGCGCCTTGTGATGCGGGCGTGCCGCTCAGGCGCCGGATGACGCCGGTGAGCACCTGCTGCGCGCCACCGCCCACGGCGAAGGCACCGCCCAGCAGCGCAGCCTCGGGCAGCTGCACCATCAACATCACCAGCGGGGTGAGGTACCCCGCCGTGAGGCTGCTGGCAAACGCCACGAACATGCGCCGCACGGTGGTGCGCAGCAGCTCCACCCAGGTGTCGCTGGTGCCTGGCACGGTGTTGAGCAGGATGATGGCCACCAGGCTACCGAAGAAGCCCGCAATCAGAATGTCGGCCCGCAGGCCCAGCGACACACCGAAGGCGGTGATGGCGCTGGTGCTGGCCGCCCCCATGGCGATGGTGGCCACGCCTGCGGCGGTGGAGGTGGGTTCAGGCATCGGCGGCTCCGGGCGTAAAAAAACCCGCCGAAGCGGGGTGTGGTGCAAGGGTCGTGCTCTCGCACTGCATAGCGTGCTTCATCGGCTCTGTTCCGAAAATCAGTAGCCCGACACATCCACGAGCAGCAAACTTCCGCCCAAAGGCTGCTGCATTTGCGCCGGCGCCCCGCCCCAGGCGATCTGGGCCACCCGCACATCGCCAGTGGTGGCTGAGTTCCCGACTGTGGCAACGCCGTCGGCATGGATGAAAGACGTCGACGCGCCGCCGCCGCTGTCCACCACCACCCTGGCTGCGGTGAGGCAAGCAGCCCACATGCTCGCGTAGGGGGCGACCAGGCTTGCCACCGGCAGCAGCGCGTCCGGGTCGGTGGCAGCCGGCACTGCTGCCGCCCCGCCGATCTTCATCACCTTCCAGTCGGTGTTGTAGGCCACGCTCCCGTCAGCACGGCGCACCGTGATGCCGTGGCCGGAAGACACCGGTGCGCTCCGATCGAACACGTACCAGTTGACCGTCGCGGCGGTCTCGGAGCGCAGCGTGTACGTCGGGCTGGGCAGCGCCTGGTTACTCGTGACGTTCACCGGGGCGCCGGACGGGGTGCGGATGCAAAAGATCGGCGACACCAGATTCGGCACCACCACTTGCGCGCCAACAATGCCGGAGGGCACCGCGACCGCGCCAGAAGCAACCAGTGCAAGGTTGGTGTAGTCCTGGTCAATTTGCACCACGCCGTGGTCGCCGACGATTCGAAAGCCATACGGCATGTTGGTCCATTCGTGAGTAATTTCAGGGTCTGCGGCCCCATGGTTTTCGCCCGAGCCGCCGCAGCCGCTAAAAGCAAAACAGCACCACAGAGCTGCTGCGCCGCGCCAGAGCGCCCTGGAAAGACCAGGTGACGGTTTGGCCCGAGACGGAGATGCCCGGCGCACCCGGCGTGGCATCGAGAAGCGCCGCCATGAATTGGCCGTTGACCGCGCCCGCGTAAAGATAGCTTCCATTGCTGACCCCAGTAGTGATGATTCCAAGAACCCGCCCGAGCCGCTGCGTCGAGTCGAAGGCAAGGGCGCCTGCCGGCGTGTAAGTGCGAATGCCATGCGCGCTCATGCCGACAAGTCTCCGATCTGAACCCGCAGTACGCCGTTGGCGTCGTAGACCTTCTGCACATTGCTGTTGAGCGTCATGCGCCCGCCCGCGCCCGAGCCGTTGAGCTGGATCTCGCCGGTGCGCATGTTCATGCGCAGCACCCGCTGCCCCTGGCTGTTGACCGCGTCAGACTCCAGCCAGTCCGCCAGCTTTGCCGAGCCAATCGACGCCTGTGCGATGAACGCAGAGTTCATGAACACCTGCCCGCCCTGGATCACGAACGGCACCCCCGTCGCGCCGTTGGCTTCATTGAGCACGGCGATGCGCTGCGCCGCCAGCAGGATCTGGCTTGTGATGACGCCCTGGTCGTTCTCCACGCCCACCCCGATCCCGGCCATGTACGGCTTGCCGTCCACGGTGAGCTGGGTCTTGATGGTGTACATCGCGGCCAGGGCGCTGGTGATCGCGTCGATCTGCACCTGCGAGTCGCCCGCTGCGTCGATGCGCTCCAGCAGCGCCTGGGCCAGCTGCGTCTCGGTGATCTGGTCCTTCAGGTACGCCAGGATGTCCGACGCGCTGCTGCTGGCTTGCCCATGCACGCCGGCGCCGGCTGGATACCACTCGCCAGGCACGCCGTTCTTGTCCACCAGGCGGGCCCAGAAGTAGAACCCCGCGCCGGCGGCCAGCCCCATCATCGTGTGCGTGTTTTGCGGGAAAGCGAAGTCGCCCAGCTTTATCGCCTGCGCACGGTCGTTGGTCTGGCTGTACCACAGCTCGGTGCGTTCGATGATCGATGGCCCGGCGGGCATGCCCCAGTCGATGCGGATGCCAAACACCAGGCCGGTGGCCGTGAGGCTGGTCACCACGGGGGGCGGCGCCAGTATGCCATCGAGCTGGGTTTCCATCGAAGTGGCCCAGGTGGAAGGAATGTCTAGCGCGTTGACGGCGCGCACGCGGGCCAGGTAGGCGCCGGCATAGATGTTGTCGATCTCGACCGACGTGCTGCCGGTGCGCGGCACCTTGACCCACTGCGAGTTGTTGCGCCGCCACTCCACTTCATAGGCCACGGCCTTGTCCACCGTGGGCCAGCTGATGACGGCGGACTGCGATGCAATGCCCTGGGCGACGACGCTGAATGCGCTGATGGCCACCGACGCCGGCGCCGGCTGCACGCTGGGTGGGATGACCGAGACCGGTGCGCGCTGGATGCGCGTGCCGTGATCGACAGCATCGAACTTGCCGGCCTCGTGCTGCACGGCGTTGATGTCAAACGTCAGGCCCTCGCCTTCGGTGACAGACACCACGCGAAACGTCTGCGCGGCCAGGCGCTCTGACTCCAAGGTCCACACCGCCTCCGGCTCCGGCGTTGCGCTGTAGGGCTGCGTGACGGTGATGTGCAGCACCGTGCCCGGCAGGCCCACGAGGTCGGCGGTCAGCTCGGTGCTGTCCACCGTGATCGTCGTGCCGTCAACCGTGAGCGCCACGCCGGTGGCATCGGAGACGGTGCGCGTCTGTGCGACGCCGCTGGGCAGGATGACCGTGAGCCTATCGCCCGGCCGCACGCCCAGCTCTGCGTCAACGGTGACCTTCGTTGCCGTGGCGGCGCGGATGCGCCCGCCGATGCGCCGGCCTGCCAGGGTGGGGTCGGCCACGCGGATGACCTGACCAGGGGCTGCAATGGCGCCATCGAGTCCCACCGAAAACGACACATTGCGCGTCTCCATGCGTGAGGTCAGCAGCAGCCACTTGCCCATGCGCTGGGCCTGGCCCTGGCTCGAGCAGGCAAAGGCCGTGACCTCGATCTGGCGCAGGCCGTAGCGGGCGATGCCATCGCGGTCCTCGACCACTTCGATCTTCGCGCGGCCCATGTCGCTGGGATCGTTCCAGCTCACCAGCGCCACGGTGTAGCGTGTGCGCAGCCCTGCGCCCGTGTACGTAAAGCGCCCGTCCACGACGTTGGCCGCGGTGTAGGTGTAGACCGGGTCGCGCGGCATGTCGGCCACGGCCACGGCCGCGCCGCTGGCCCAGTAAGCCATGCCACGGAATACGCTGGCCAAATCCTGCAGCACGCGGTAGGCGTCTGCGCGCTGCTGGAGGTAGGCATTGCACACAAAGCGCGACTCGGTGCCGCCGCGCCCGTTGGGCACCAGCTCATCGCAGTACTGGCCGATCTGGTACAGCGCCCACTTGTCCAGCCAGCCGGCCGGGATGCGCCGGCCCAGGCCGTAGCGGTCGTTGCCCACGATGTCGAAAAACACCCAGGCTGGGTTGTTGGAGTAAGCCAGCTGGAAGGTGCCATCCCACACGCCGGTGTAGATGCGCGCTGCAGCGTCGTAGTTGCTCGGCACGCGGATGATGCGCCCGCGCGCGTGGTAGGCCCGCGCGGGCACGGCGTTGAACTGCGCGGCATCGAGCGAGACGCCAACCAGGGCCGACATGGGGTGGCGCAGGCGGCCGTCGATCACGTCGGTCACGGACTCGACGAAGGTGCTGTCGCTCACCGCAGAACTGGTGCTGTCGGGCGTGGTACGGCGCACACGCACCGTCCAGCCACTGGCAGCACGCGGCAGGTCGATGCGGTGTGTGCGCGTGTAGGTGTTGCGCGTCTTTCCATCAAACGCCCCCGCCAGCACCTGGGCAAACGCGCCGCCGTCGGTTGCCAGCTCGATGGCGTATTCGACGCGATAGCCGCTCATGTCGCCATTGGTCAGGTCGGTTTGCGACAAGCCCTGCACGCCCAGCGTCACGCGGACGGCCGACAGCTGTGTGTTGGACACCGCATGCGTCCACACCGTGCTGGCCTTGAGCGGCACGCCCACGGACTGCGTGCTCTCCGATGCGGGAAAGCCCGGCACCGGGTCCTGGTACTGCGTGCCGGTGCGCACGTCCACCTGCACGCCGGTGAAATTCAGCGAGCCGTCGGCGTTCTGCAGCGGCGTGTTGTTGAGGTAGATGGACTGAAGCCCGTTCACCAGGCCGGAGATCTCGCCCTCGCTCAACAGGTCGAGCACGCGCGCATAGCTGGTGCTATGCAGGCTGTCGGTCGCCTCGACGGGCTGGCGCGCACTGCCGCCGCCCTTCTTGGCGCCGCGCAGGCTCCAGCCCCCAGAAACGAGAACGGCCCCTTGCGGGGCCGTGCCGGCGTTGAAAATAGCATCTCGCTTCATTGTTGGTCTTCCGCAAAAATACCCGCGCTGATCGTTGCGCTGCCGATGAACATCTCGCCGTACAGCAGGGGCACTGCATTGCCCTGCGCGGTGGTGTTGACCGGGCCGTTGAAGTTGTAGCTTGCGCCGTTGTCGGGGCCGTCGCGCGTGCCCAGGCTTTGCTGCTGCGGGGCCAGCAGCTGCGAGACTCCGGCGAGCATGAGCATCTTGCCGAGGGCCACGCCATAGGTTGAAATGGCGCCAGCGATGTAAGGCGCCGCGAAGAACAAGGCGGCGCCCAAGATCAAGGTAAACAGCCCGCCGCGCTTGGCCCCCATCAGCATGGGCGCGATGCGAATGTCGTCGCGCCCGGCCGGATCGTGCAGCCGGTCCTGCTGCAGGTTGCGCGTGCCCAGAAAGCAGGCGTAGCCCACGCCACGGCCCTTGCTGGCCATCAGCTCGCGCTCGAAGCCGGGCAGCAGCACCGCCAGCGCGCGGATGGCCTCGGCGGTGCTGGCCACTGCCAGACGGTGCACGCGGCCGAACTTGGCGCCCAGCGTGCCATAGAGCCGGATGGTGCGCAGTGTTTCAGTCATCCTCGATACCTCAGTTGCAGACGTGTGCACTCGGCCCAGTGGCCACCGTAGACCACGCGTTCGCTCAACCTGCCGTACAAATGGTGCAGCATCGCGTGGGGCACCGGGTGCAGGCCGGGCTGCTCCTGCAGACCCGTGTGGCCCAGGTACACGCCGGCGTGGTTGGCCACGGGCGAGCGCACCTGCATAAGGATCACATCGCCGGGCTGCAGCGCCTCGCCGCGCGCCAGGGGCGCAAAGCCGGCACGCTCAAACCCCTGCATGTACAGGTCCTGGCCCTTGTGCCACCAGTCGTCTTCGCGCTCGAAGTCCAGCAGCTCGATGCCGCGCTCGCGATGGTAGTAGTCGCGCACCAGGGTGTAGCAGTCGAGCACGCGGTGAAAGAACATGCGCCCCAGCAGCGGCGCGCGCCAGCCCGTGGGGGCAAAGCTGTGGAGTTCACCCGCTCCCTCTGCCGTCACGCTGACGATGTGCCAGGGCAGGCCCGAGGCTTCGCAGCCCGCCAGGTCGGCGTCGCTGGGCAGGGGCGGCGCGTCAGGGTGCGAATGCACCACGGCCAGCACGCGGCCGGCGTCTTCTGCGGCGGCGTAGTCTTCGGGTGCAAGTGCGAAGTGTTCGGTGCCACTGGCCGTGTTGCGGCAGGGCACATAACGCTCGCGCCGGCCGGCCGCAACGATGAGCCCGCAGCTCTCGCGCGGGTACTGCGCCACGGCGTGCGCATGCACGGCGGCCAGGGTTGCTTTGCGCATGTCTATCCTCGCAGGGTGTCGGCGGCGGGCTGCCCGCCAAAATTGATGATGGCTGCCACTTCGCTCACGCCCTGCTCGGCGGCGAAGCGCTTCTGGCAGCTCGACACCCTGCCGCCGCAGCGGTCCAGCGCCGGGTCGGCCACAGGGTTGTCGTCTTTGTCGAAGCAGGCGCTGCCGGTGTAGTTGCAGTACGGGCCGCGGTAGCCGCCGGTCCACAGCCAGCCGCACACATTGGCGATGATCTGGCGCCCCGGCAGCTGCACGCCGTCGAAATCGAGGGCGCTGCGCAGTTCGAACTCCACCACTTCGCGGTCTTCGCTCGTCTTGGCCTCGACCAACCAGATCTCGGGCGGGAAATGCTCAGCCGGATCGGCGCTCGGGTTGCCCCCTGGGAAGTTGCGCGCATCCAGGTATTTGCCCAGCGTGCGGTGCCGTGTCAGGCGCGCGCCCACCAGGTCATCGAGCGCCAGGCACAGCGCGGTGATGACGCCTGGCACAGGGTTGCCATCGGCGTCTTGCCCGATATTGCCAACGCGCAGCTGCGGCGCGGGCTGCTGGGCGTCGCCCGACTTGGCAAACCCCGTGGCCTCGATGGCCCAGGGCGCGTATTCGTTGCCCTGCCACCAGATGGCCCCCTGCGCATAGCCGTGGAAACGCAGCACGTCGCCGCCGATCTCGGACGCATCCAACTCGAACAGCTGGACCAGTTCGCCGGGTTCCAGCTTTTGAATGTCGGAAGTGATCATGCCGCCTATCCTCTGTGAATTCCCTTGGGGTCGGCGCTGTCCAAGAGCGCAGTGCGCAACCGGAGCGCAAGGCGCTTGCGCCACCCATCGGGGCCATTGCTCAGGCGCCAGAGCCTTCCGCTCACCGTCCATTCACGGGGAAGTTCACGGAATACCAGGCTGATGAGGATCTGCGCAAACAGGTCGAGCACCAGGCCAATGGCAAGTGCCGTGTAGCCCAGCACCTTTTGCGCGGGGGTGAGCAGTCCGTCCTCGCGCATGTGCTTGAGGTGCATGATGGCGACAAAGTGCACCCAGAGCAGGTACACGCACAAAATGGTGATGAGTGCATAGGTCATTGCAGCACCTCACGGAATGCCAATCTGACGTTAGAGGGAGCAACAGAGACAATCTCGTGGTATGCCTGCATTACCTTGACCTTCATTTCTTCCTGAGTTTCACAATCAGACATATCAATCTTGGTAATGTCCCGCAATCCCTGCTTCGCTGTTTCAATGGCTGCTGCAGTTGTTGCGTCTCCAGTAGCCAATGCAGATGCCTGCAAGCCATCCAGGACACCAATGATCTTCTGGCGCTCTGTACGGATAGAAGTAACTGCGGATTCAAGGAGTTGATCGCGCTTGTCTTGCGCGGTAATGAGTTTTGTCCAGTCGATCATTGCGGCAACTCCAGTGCGCCATCAGCAGGATTAATGAGTGGTTCTGGGAATGCCACAGCTTGCGATGGATTCGGGCCGTGCGGGAGAACCAGCGAGATTTGCAGAACGCCGTTAATGCGTTCGACCGACCCGGTGATGTATTCGCAATCCACCGCCGAAGCGGGTAGGGTTGCGCCATCGGGGATTACAGAGAAGTCGTAGGTCACGCCGTTGATCGTGAGCGCGTCGCCGTGCTTGCTGATGGACAATGGAGCGTCGCTGCGAGTGGGGGAAAGTGTGATGTTCATTGGTTGCCTCGTTAATCAGAACCACCGGCCTACTGCCATGACGTTCACTCCAAAACCATCAGCCACGGGGGCACGAGTTTCCCGCACAGACCTGTAGATCGTCGCGGAGATGTTGCCGCCGGTAATTGCTGCGTCCACGTTGTAGTACCGTGGACTAAATCGGTAATTGACTGAAGCGGACAAGTAATTTGGGTCAGCGGCGAAGATTGCCGGGTACGACCAAACCACCTCAGCGGCTTCGGTAAAAGCGCTCGATATGGTGCAAATTTGCGTCCCGTCTGCAAAGCGCACATACTCGCCATTGGCATTACTACCACGTTCAATTACAGCCCCCGTGGGCACGCCCGCCGATTGGCTAACAGTGCCCAGCACGTTGTTTTTGCCGTAGCGTGCGGCAATAGCAGTCGCCTGCGCCGTGCTCACAGGCTTGACGCTGTCAGCCGTGTTGTCAACGTTGCCAAGCCCTACGTCACCTTTTGCAAGAGTCACTGCGCCCGTCTTTCCCGCTACGCTGGTCACAGTGTTGACTTGAGCGCCAGCAGCTACGCCAGCGAGCTTGTTTTTCTCAGAGGTGGTGTAGTCCTCTGTGCTCAGGCCCTTGCCTGCAACCTTATCGACCTTGGCGTCCAGGGCAGATTGCAGCCCGGCCACCGTGCCGATGGCTTGCTGGCCTGTGTGAGTCGCGCGATCCCGCAGAGCAGCGGCATTCGCAGCGCTCACGCTCCCGACGCTGCCTTCGAGTTCCGCAAAGTTCTCATTCACTTTTACGAACGCGTCGCGCAGCTGATCTCCTGTGCCGTCGTTCTGGACGGCACCGACGTTGATCGTTTTGATGCTCATGGCTTGTGGGCCTCGGTAAAGGTGACGGTTAACGTGTAGATGCCGCCGCCGTGCGCCCTGAGCTGGTACGCAGGGGCGCGAAATTGCGACGATTGGCCGGCCGGCGGGGTCCACAGAAAAGCGCGCCAGCCGGCGTGCCGGTCGAGAAATTCGCGCAGGGGCGCGATGGTGGCCAGCCGCCCGGTGAAGCTCAGCGGCCACGACTCACTGCGCGCGTGGATGCCGTCGGCTGCCACCTGGGCATAGCCGTCGCCAAACTGCGCGCGCAGCGTGCGGTGCTGCACCTCGCCCACGGGGTCGATCTGCGGGCACCAGGTGAAGGTCTCAGTAGCCATTGCGCATCTTCCAAAGTACACCGCCTTGGCGGTTTTCTTTTGCCACCACTTCGCGCACGGTCTGCGTCACCATGGCCGACAGCGCGCGGCCCTGGGCCTCGGTGGCGCCGCCGCCTGGCGAGGCCTGGCCGCCACCCTCGACATTGACGTGCGTCGTGATGTTGAGCCCGGCCGAAGCCGCTGCCGCCCCGCGCGAGGCGACGGCGGGCGGGCGCTCCAGGGCGACAACGCCGCCGTCGGCATAGCCGCGGCCGCCGCGGCGCATCGCCTCGACCACCGACACGCCGCCAGCGCGGCGGATGTCGTCCTGGCTCCACACCACTTCGCCCGCGTGAACGATGCCGGCAGGCTGGTATTTGCCACCCGGGCCGGTGTAGCCGCCCGAGGACAGCTTTGGCAGATTCGTGCCAGAGACGCTGCCCCAGCCGCTCACGGGCGCTGTCACCGCTCCCGATGCCTGAACCCCTGCTGAAGACCAGCCACCAAACGACAGGCCGCCGAACATGCTGCTCAGGAACGACACTGCCGCCGCCCGGATCTGGATGCGGATGAGGTCGGCAATGATGGAATTGGCCAGGCTCTTGAAGTCGAGCTTGCCAGTGGTGGCGAACTGCACCAATGCATCCTCCATGCCGCCGAATGCCTTGGTCACCATGCTCTCGGTCTGCGCGAACACGTTGGCCGACTCGTCGGCGTAGTTGCGCAAGGCGCTCTGCGCGCCCAGGGACCAGTCGCCCTGCTTGGCCTTCAGCTGTTCGTGGTACGCGTCGTAAGACGCGAGCGCCTTTTGCTGGAACTCACCAATCATGCGCAGTTCGTCGTCGTACTGCTGCTGCGCCTGGGCAGTCCACTTGCCGCCGAACTGTGCGCTGCGGCGCTCGTCGTCGAGCCGGCGAATGTCCGCGGTGTACTTGTCGGTGATCTGGCTGATGGCCGCCAGGCGCTCCTGCTCGGCGCGACCCATGCCAAAGCCATCGAGCGCGCGCGCGTACTGCGCGAGCGTGTCGTTCAGTTCCCGCTGGGCGCTGGTTTGCGACTGCGCGGCAGCCAGGTCGCGGGCGCGCTGCTTTTCCAGCTCCTTGGTCGCGTCGATCTCTTGCGCCAGGCCCAGGGCAATGTCCTTTTGCGCATGCGTGAGCTCCACCTTGCCGAGCTGCAGGTCGTACAGCACGCGCTCGGCGGCGGTCAGCTCGTTGACCTTGCCGAGCTGGTCGTGCAACTGCTGGATGTAGGCCGCAGCGGCTTTCGCTGCTGCTTCTGCGTCTTTTTCCGCCTGGCTTTTGCCGGTGCGCCCCTTCTTGTCGCCGTCCTTGAGGTTGACGATGCCGGGGGCGCGTGGCTTAAGGTCTGGCTTTGTGTCGTCGCTTGCCACGGGGGCCATATTGTTGGCAGCACGGATCAGATCGGCCCGGCTCTGCTCAAAACCCTTGATCTGGTTGCGCAGCATGTCCGCGCGCTTTTGCAATTCATCGGTGCTGGCGTAACCGCCGCCAGCGCTGAAGCTGCGCGGACGGGAGAGTTCTTTGTCCAGCGCTGCCAATTCTTCGCGCGATCCCGAGAGCATTCCGTCCAGCCGCTCAATGGGGTCTGCAGATCCATGCACAAACTTTGCCAGCGACTCACCAGCGAATCGACCGAAGTTGATGAAGTGCGTGGCAGCATTGATCGCAGCCGACGCCACATCGGTCACCAAGCCAATGAGCGTCTGGAACGCGGCGCGCGTCTCGGCGGATGCCAGGATGGCATTCAAGCCCTCCACGCTCTCCTTCATCTGCGCCATGCTGCCGCTATCGCCGGTCAGCAGGTCGTTGATTGTGTTTTGCAAGGCCCCCAGCGCACCGCCGAAGGTGTTACGCGCTGCCGCTGCTGCGCCGCCATAGCTTTCGTTCAGCGCATCCAGCACGATCTGCTGCGCCTCGGCAATCTGGCCGGTGCGCTCCAGCTCGCGCGCCACTTCGATTTGCGATTCAGAGAACTTGAACCCCTGCTTTTGCAGCGATGCCATGCCCACGCTGGGCACATCCAGCGCGCGGCCCATGATTTCGGCAGATGCCTGAATGGTTGAGCCGGTACGCGCTGCGTGGTCTGCAGCGGCCTGCAGCGCGGCCGGGAACTTTTCGCCCACGATGTTGGTGAAGGCCAGCAGCACGGTCTGCGCGCTGTTCACATCACCCGCAGCCACGCCCAGCGATTGCTGCATGGCGTCTGCCATCTGGTTCAGGCGCTCCTGGCTGTAGCCTGCGGCATTGCCGGTGGACTTGAGCACGGCCTGCAGTTGTGCCTGTTCCTGCTCGGCTTGCTTCGTTTCTGCAATGAACTTCTGAAATACCGCGCCCACGGCGATGCTGGAGAACACAGCGCCAATGGCGGTGCCCACACTGGCCCAGGCTTCTTCGGTCTCTTTCGCGCGCTTTCTGGCGGCGGCAGAGATCTCGCGGCCCTTGCGGTCTGCCGTGCGGGCGGCGCGGTCCATGCCCTGCTCGAAGCCGCCGATCTTGGCGATAAGGTCGAGCGTGAGGGTGCCGAGGCTTCTTGATGCCATGTCGATTGCCCATAAAAAAACCCGCTCGAAAGCGGGTTGTGCGGTGTGATTCTGCGGCTATTCTTTGGAGAGCCACTCGTAAATGCGCGCACCAAGGATCAGCAGCAGGCCGGGTATCCAGGTCGCTTTGAAGGTGCCGAAATCGCTGGCCATGCAGCCGAACATGCCGATGCTCAAAAGCACGACTGCGATGATTTGCACGATGCGTGCGATTCGAATTCCTGTTGACATGGCCCCTCCCGTGGTGAAGGCTCCATGTTACCGAATCGGCGTGCCATCCATGTAGCTACTCGGGGCCTGCGAGTCCATCTCCTCCGAATCCGGCTGGCCCAGCAGGTGGCGTATCGTTTCCGCCTGCGCCCGGATCGTCTGCGCCTGGCTGGCCACCGTCTCCAGCAGCAGGCGCACCGAATCGCTGTTTGAATCGCTCATACGCTATCGCCTTCCAGTGATTGAACCACTCGCGCCGCTCTGCGCAGCCTTTGCAGGTCATCGCCATTCCTTCATGGCCCGTTCCAGCGCCGCGCTGCCCTCGTCGGCCGCCTCGCGCTTGGGCAGGTAGTCGTCCAGATCGCCCCGGCACTGGTTGGCGCAGAACGCGGCCAGGGCGGCGCCCTGCTCGATGCGCAGGCCCAGGTTCAGGCTGCCGTGTTTGCGCCGGTACTGCACCCAGGTTTGCAATTCGTCTTGCCCCATGCGTTCCTTGGCCTCCGCGAGCGTGGTGCCGCCGATGCCGTTGAGCACCAGCTCGCACCACAGCTCATCGTCGGCCGTCAGGCTTTTGGGGCGTTGGCCTCCTGTACGGCATTGATCAGCACGATGGCCAGGCTTGGGTCGAGCTGGTAGGCCTGCTCGTAAGTGATGGCCTCTTGCGCGTCGCCCAGCAGCACGCATTCGCTGAGCATCTTGGCGGACTTGCTGCGGTCTTCACCCAGCATGGCGACGCGCTCGAACGTGCCGAACGAGCGGCGCCGCACCCACACGTCGAACGAGTCGCTGACCTCTTCGCCAGCGGCGTTCTGGCGCGTCCAGGTGACGGCGGTTTTGACGGGCGCGGCCTCAACAAAGGCGCCCGCGGCCTGCAGCTGTGCGAGGTTCATACCTTGGGCACCCAGGCCGAGCCGCCGCTGCGCTGGATGGCGACAGCGGTGGACACCACGGCATTGCCTGCGAAGTCGAACGGGAAGTCGCTCACGTAACCCTGGAAGGTGAACCAGGTGCGCGTGGCGGGCAGGGTGAAGTCGGTGCC